AATGGATTAAGTTACCGATTTATCCCTGCGAAACTAGAGGATAACCCTTACCTTGATACACCTACGGGTGACGAGGAGATGTCTCCGTATCGTAAGATGCTTATGGCATTACCTGAGGTTCAAAGGAAACAATTGTTGGAAGGTGACTGGATGGTTGGTGAGGACGCTATGTTCGCATTTGCTGAAGCAGTACACGTTACCAAGGAATTACCTCCGATGCACTGGTCAGTAATCAACGCACTAGACTATGGGTATAAGGATCCTGCGGCTTCTCTTTGGGGTGCAGTGTGTCCTAAGACTGGACAGATTATTATCTATAGTGAACTAGAGTGCTTAGAGCATGACCATGTTTCTTGGGGACGTAAAGTAATGGAGCATGAAGGATACCTAGCTCAAGGTGTAGATAGAATAATTGATGACTCAGTATTCAGGAACTCAGGTCACATAGGCCCAGGAGTCCGAGAGCAGCTATCTAGGATAGGATTACAACCTAGACCTGCTGATAGGAACCGTGAGGCTGGATGGAACCAAGTGTATCAAAGGTTACTTATTAACCCTGAGACGGAATCTCCACAACTACTCGTTCATGAGTCCTGTGTTAAGTTGATAGAGCAATTACTAACAGCTAGAATTAATCCTAAGAAACCAGATGACATAGATGAGAAACGAATTAAGTCTAAAGGTCGTATGCATCACTGGGATTTATTAGATGCCTTAAGATACCTGCTTATGTCAAGACCACAAGCTCTAACTATTCAAGAGAGATCCATGAGACACAAGACTAGTGCTCAAGGGTTCGAACGTTACAGAGGTTACTTTCAATAGCCTCTCCTCTGACATGCAATGTGTCCTTACTTTAATTACTCAATAGGAGATTGCAATGGCCTCATTACTAGGCAAAAAACCAGAGAAGACTGAAGAAGTCTTAGAAACACCAATGAATGAACAAGATGCTGCTTTACAGGCTGAGATGGAAGAGACCATGAGAATGGCTCCCTTAGTATCCAGAGTACGCGAGCAGTTATCTCAAGCTGATACTTCACGGTATACAGCGGAAAACCAGTGGATAAAGAATTTACAAGCGTACCGAGGGGTTGATGATAATAGTGTCAGCAAGAATGGTGAGAAAGCTGAGTTCCGTTCATCTGAAGAACACAAACCCTACATACGAACTACTACTGTAAAGACACGGGCTGCTTATGCTCAGATAATGGAATCCTTATTACAGAACTCAAGGTTCCCTTTGATGATCGAAAGTACTCCTGTTTCTAGTGGTGCTCCTAATCACGCAGTTAATGATCCCAATGCTCCGGAGTCACAAGCGGACTTCGGTATTGGTTTTGCTGGTGATGGACGTGAGATGCAACCTGGGGCTACTCAAGAATCCATGAGTTGGAAAGATAGTGATCCTTTATATGCTAACATGAAAGAAGGACACGATAAGTCAGGCGGTCAGTTTGCACAGTTAAGCCCTGCGTCACGTAGCGCAGAACAAATGACTAAACTTATTCAAGATCAATTAGAAGAGTCCAATGCTAACACTGAGTTACGTAGATCGGTCTTTGAGGCTTGCTTACTAGGTTCAGGCCTAATGAAAGGTGTGTTTACTGAAGAGAAAACTATACACCGTTGGGTCGAAGGTGTTTACTCTCCTGAAAAGATTAAGCAGCCTAAAGTACGCTTCTGTAGTCTATGGGATCTATATGTTGATCCGAATGCTATGGATTTCTGTGATGCTGAGTGGGTTGTTGAAAGACACCGTAAGACAGCTAAGCAAATGCGTGATCTTATGCCTGTTGATGGTTTCCGTGCTGACAAAGTACAACAGTGTATTGATGCAGGAGCTAACTACACTAACATGCGTTTTGAGCATATCGTGAGGGAAGAAGAAGCTATCATGAACGAGGGTAAACTCTGGGAAGTACTTGAGTACTGGGGTTACATAAGTAAAGAAGAAGCACTAGCTGCAGGATTACCTCTTGATGGCGATGCTCCTCAAGTTCAAGTGAACCTATGGATCTGTGGTAATGAGATATTACGTATTGCAACTAATCCTTTCTTACCTCAAAGGATTCCTTACTTTATGTGTGACTATGAGGAAGATGCTTATAACTTGTATGGTACTGGTGTTCCAGAGACCATGGAAGATGCACAGAAGATGATGAATGGTTTCGCTAGACTAGCAGTAGATAACTTAGCTTTGGCTGGTAACATGGTATTTGATGTAGATGAGTCCATGCTAGTAGCAGGTCAGGACTACGACATTTACCCAGGAAAGGTATTCCGTAGACAAGGTGGACAAGCAGGTAATGCTGTTACTGGTATTAAGTTCCCGAGTACTGCTAATGAAAACCTACAAATGATGGATACTTTCCGTAGGCAAGCTGATGAAGCCACAGGTATTCCAAGTGTAAGCCACGGTCAAACAGGTGTCTCAGGTACAGGTCGTACAGCTAGTGGTCTTAACATGATCCTAGAGAACGCTTCGTTAAACATCAAGACTACTATACGTAACTTAGATGATGATTTACTACAGCCATTAGGTCGTATGTTATTCTACTGGAACAATCAGTATAATGCTGACAAGGTTCCTGCAGGTGATTTCGATTGTATTGCTACAGGTATTCGCTCATACACTAAGAATGAAATCAAAGTACAACGCTTACAGAC